CACGGATAAGCGGATCAAGCTCACCAACCGAAAAATTGGTTTGGAACTGTACTATCCGCATTTTAGTATCTCACATCAATAAGAGAATAATCCTCAATTATTTGCGGTGGCTTGCCACGACTGTCCACGTTCATAGCTTCACGCATTAGACCTCCACGGCCAGAATCCGCTGGTGATCCGTAAGAAACTCCGCGAAAATAATCTGATTTGCTAATTTGATCTGTAATAGTAAATGCCAACTCAGCAGCCAATGCACTACGAAGTAAACGAACAAAGTAGTTTGGCATTTTGCTTTCATCGATTGTACTTTGGTAATCAATAAATATTTTTTCAAAGTTGGTAAAAAGCTGATCCCCGTATATTTCCCAACCGTATCGTACAGGTTTTTGAGAAATTCCGGCGCTCTGAAATAGAGCTATGACGCCAGAAAGCATATCGCCTGGGAGCTGATAAGCATACTTCCATTCGTCAAGAGGGGCCGTTGATAAACGCTGGAGTTGAATCTTCTTAATGCTCCAACTCCATTGGTAGTTAGCAAGAAGGCTATCTTTAAGATCTGGATAAAGTCGATCACAAGCCTGAGCTGAATCAGATCCTTCTGTAAAAGAAGAAATGGGCGCTGCGCCCAACAGTATTAAAGCATCAGAACATATAGAGAGGGAAGTGTCACCAGCGGCCATGATTGTTCTCCGTAAAGGGTGGGAGAGGCCAGTGTGATCCGGCCTCTCCTTTTCTTTAGATTACTGCCGATGTTATAACGCCAGCACCGTTGTTGGTTGCTACAAGCGTTTGACCGCCATCGCTACCGTGTGTGTAGATCCAATCACCAGTAGTGATAAGAGCTTCAACCGTGTTGAAATAACCGGAACCGGCAATAGCAGCTTTGTTGTCACCAGAGGACTTATAGCTGTATATTGCAGGAGCGTTGCCGCTTTTAGAAGCGCCAACTGTTGACCAGTTTGCTGTTGCGAATGCCATGTTTCAGATCTCCTTATTCAGTACAAGCAATTTTAACGATGCCAGCACCGTCAATTGAAACAGAACCAGCAGAGAACATTGAGCTAACTAAGAACGATGTCTTTTCTGGAATGTAGTTAACTTCAGTTTTCTGAGCCATTGACTCAGCATAGCCCATTGAATCTTTGTGCCAGGCAAAACAAGTACGAGTTGATGGTTTTGGAAGACCACCTTCGTCACGATTGCCAACTGTCAAGATATTAAAGCCCATGAAAGTGTTGATTTCACCTTGGACAAGAGCTTTTACAGAAGCAAAGTCTTGGCTTGTGATTTCAGTTTCACCGAGCAAAGCATCTAGCTGCGAAGCATGCATGAGCAAATGACGACCTTCAGAGGGTACGTTATTTTGGTTCATAGCTTTTGCAGTAGCACGAAGCTTTTCAATGTTCATGTTTGAAGCATTACCACCGATAGATGTTGCAACGGCTGTTGTTCCGCCAGCAGCATTAAGAGCATCGATCATAATCTGGTCCATACGCCGAGCAATAGACTTAGACACAACTTGCACCAATTCAGAACGCTCATCAAAGTTGATGTGGGACTGTTGGAAAATGTCTGAGTATTCTGCCGCAATGAAATCTTCCATTGTCGCAGTTACTTGGCCGTATGTTACGTTAAGTGGTGTAACATCGGTTTGCGGTACGCGAACCGTAGCAACACCTTTACCGATTGTTGGAAACTTAACTGTGTTACCGGCTACGCCAGTGCGGGTCCGCATTGTGCCACGAAGCACAGATTCGGCTTGATACGCTTGTTTGACCTCAGAATCGAAAAGATCAACAAACGCGGTTGAGACGTTAATCGCCATTTGCAAAAACCTCCTTTTGCGTTTCAATTAAACGCTTCCGTTATCCGAGGTTCGGGCGGTCGCTTGCGCGTTATGGCCGCGCCAACCAGTAGATTACTACATCTAACGGGCCGAGCGCGGTTAGCCGTTGGGGCTAAAATACACGCAAGCGATATTTATTGCAAGTGCCTATGCATTTTGCTGTGACTTGAACCACTTCTGTTCCATCTGAGTGCGCCAGGCAGCATCACTTTGCCAACGAGGATCAGATATAGCACTATCAAGATCTTGCTTTGTCATGCTGTCTTGCTGAATTGTAGGCTTGATCGGAATGTTTTCATTCGTAATAGCCTGGTGGTACTTTAAGAATGCGTTGATAGCATCAGCATTGTTCAAAGAGTACGCTATCGCTTCACGTTCAGAGTTGTTCAATGGAGCCTTCATCAGAACGCGCTCTGTCATTTGTATTTTCTCAGAGGCATTCGCCCCAAGTTTATCCATTTCAACGCGCTGATCGTACTGCACGTTTTCCTGATCGTCCTTTGATAAACCCAGAACACGTCCGGCTAGATCTTCGAAAGCACCCTGGCTAATCCCGTTTTCTTTAGCCCAATCCTGATATACGGCGATAGTCGGATCTTCAGAGTCCAAACCCTGATCCGCAAGTGAAGATATATCATACTCCTCCGGTGCCTTATGCTTTCCGGCTTTAAACTTCTTCTCAAGCTCTGCATAACTCTTTGCAAGCTTTTCAACATCAGGCCCGTCCTCATCCCAAAATTTTTCTGGATAATAATCTGGGCGTTCTAGCGGATCATCATCATTTGCCGCTTGTGGTTCGCCTTGTGGTTGCTCATGTACCGCAACGGGTGCATCTTCTTTAGGAGCCTCCGATTCCGCCACGTTAATCATTGGAGCGTCAGCCTCCATTTGTTCTGCCATTGCTTCAGCCATTGTTTGACCTTTCTATTCTTTTTTCAATCATGCGAACCATTTCAGCCATGCCTGTCCTTACATACCCAAAACTCGCGTCTTCTCCTGGAAACCAAGTCGGTTGCTCAATAGTAACACTTCGCAAATGACTTAGAACACGTTGCCCTTCAGTGCTTTTGAATAACTTGCCATATAGTAAATCTATATCAGCAGCCTTTGGGCTATTAATTGTTGCTTGGGTTAAACCTTCCCACCCATCGGGTGAACTCATTGCATTGCCTCCATTGTTGCACCACCATCATTAGCAGGCTGTGGACCTTGTTCAGCCGCTGCTTGTTCCTGCATTTGTTGCATCATCGCTTCTTGCTCTTCCGCTGTGGTAAGCAATTCCTGTTTGATGTTCATTTTTTCGGCAATAAAAGACGTAATCCTTGGAATAGAAAGCGCCATTTGACCTTGTGGGCCTAGAGAATTAGCAATCTGCATAAACTGCACAATATCGTTTACCTCTTGAAGCTTTTGAGCCTGGGCTAATGGAGCAACCGGAGTAACCTTTACCTCTACACCATTCACTTTAAGAGGCAGATCTATGTATGCTTGCTGATCTAAGATGAAAAGAATGCGAGATACGAGAGGAATCATTGTCTCATCGATCAACCGGCCAAACGCAGAACCCAAGTTAGATGCCAGCTCACGCGATCTTTCAGCAATCTCCGTTGCACTTCTTGCCGACATATTATCAGGTGGCAGCGTATCATCCATTAGAATTTTTTTGATGCTCATACGCAAGTCATTCATAACAATCTGGCTTGTGTTGAAGTCACCGGCACGAGGCAATGGCTGTAAGGATGGACCCTGTGCGCCACCATTACGAGCAACACCAATGATTGCACCAGGCTGGATTTTTACGTTCTGAGGATTAAGAACTCCATCATCAGCAGCCGTATATACACCAGCGATAGAGAGGGAAGCATTCTTCAGAACCAACTCAACCGTCTTGTTTAGCGTCTTGATGTCAGCAATAGCAGTGACCAGTGGGCCACGGCCATAGATCTCACCGGCAACCTTCATGTAACGAGCAACGATAAATGGCGAGGACTTCATAGTACGATATACAAGGTCTTGTCGTTTATTAGGCCAGATAACATGGTAGCAATATATTGCTCTTTCGTAATCATAAATTACCGCGTCCATCAGATCTATCTCTTTTGACGGGGATCTTGATATCGCATCAGCAAGCTCTTGCGTAATTTCTGCATCAGGAAACTCTTGTGGTATCGCCTCTGCCTTCATACGAAGCTTGCGGTACACGTTATCAACATTGCCAAAGCTACCTTCTTCAATGGATACGAGATACTGCGGGATAGGCGTAAAGCGAATAGGAGTTGCTTCATCTCCAGGCGTAACCATCATTACGGCAGTGCCTACACATAGGTCCAAAAGGAACTCACCCATAGCCAGATCAAAGTTAGTCTGGCGCATTACCTCAAACATCCGCTCAGTGTATGCGTCCAGCGCAGCTTGAGCCTGTGTTTTCTGTTCTTCTGGAATACCGCTACCGGCCTCCAAGCGACACCAAGCTTTCTGAGGTGGAAATAAGCCAGCCTGAATGCGGTTAGCAAACCTCTGGGTGGCAGAGATAGCTGTGGAGTCAAACACACGGCCCATCTTGTTTTGACCAGCAGCGCCACCCTCATAGTTGCCTTCGTACATATTACGCTGTGGCAGGGCAAACTCATAGCAATCTTCATATATAGAGCGCCATTGATCCTTGCGTGATTGAGCCTTGGCCTCACGCTCCATGATATCTCTTACGTCTAGCCGAGCCATTTACTTATCCTTTTTTATTACGATTGGCGAAGTTACGCGCAGCAGCCACCGATCCAAAACCCCAAGCCTTTAAGGCCAGTGCCTTTCGGGTGGGTTCACCATTTTTATCTTTCATCGGCCCATTCATCCCAGCAAATCTTGCAGCAAAGCTAACACGGCGTGGATTGGTGCCGTCCTTAACAGGAGCCTTCAGATTGCCCCCGTCTTTTCTTTCAAAGTGCTTTCGGCCAGCCTCATTCAAGCCGCCCTTTGGATTTTGATGAGCCTTCTTAACCATAATTTACTCTAATCTACGAATATAAGCTTCATTTTTTTAGCCATGCTTCCAGCAGCTTCATATTTTTTGCGCCGAGCCTGGCCCTTTGCCTTCTTAGCTTTAAGCTTTGCAGCGGCCCTTGCAGCAACCTGATCGGCAACAGTCGGGCCTTTTGATCCGCCACCACCGCGAGACCTAGCGCTCATCTTGTTGCTGTGTTCGTTCTGCGCTTGCATATCTACCAGCATACTAGCTGCTCTTTTATTTCTTCGAGCTTCCTTTGCCATTGCGACAGGCGCTCCCCTCGGCTTAGACGCACCAGAGAACAAACGACCAACAGACCTTTTAACATTATTTGCATCAAGTTTAATCTGTTGACGAAAACTAGCCATTAGTTACCTCCGAGCTTGGTTTTATATTGTTGAGAATCTGGACCCTCTTGCCGCGCAGGAGAAAACAAAAGCTTCATGCCGCCTGTTTGGCGTAAGCGCCTACGCTGTTGAACAGCCTGCCTTTCAGACCGTTCTGAAGAGCTGGCTCGTTCGTCTGCTCTTGAACGAGCAGATGCAGCATCACGCTGCGCTTCAGTTTGAGCGACAGTCTTAACCGGAGCCGCTGATCCACCACCAAATATTCCACCCATATTAAAACCTCACCATCATATAATAATCAGACCCGTCTGGGCCATACTTAGCCATAACACTTTCTACCTCAAAACGTAGGGCTTTGGCAAACCTAAATGCGGTATCGTTATCGCTATTTACGCAAATCTGAAGTCTTTTTATGTTGTAATCCTTGATTGTAATATCGGTTAGTTGTTTCGATGCTCTGATAACCGATATCGCATGGCGCTCTATCTCCTTGCCTGGGATCAACCACATTTCTGCCACCCCATTCCAAAAGGGGCGAATGCCAAAAGCGCAGACAACTTTTCCTCGGCCAATCCCTGCCCAACTCATACCGTCTACAGCGTGGTCCCAAACATAATTAATGTAATTGGGGATTACGTTTGCAAAATCTTTATTTTCTTCTTTGAGATTTATCCTGGTCAAGTGGTCGTAGGAAAGTGGAACAATATGTTCGTCATGCCCCATTCTTATCTGGGGAAGTTGCACTAGGGCCATTAGAATATCTCGAAGTCGGTGCTTGCATTGAACGTCTGACCACCGGCAAAGCTGTTGCCGTAGCTACCACGCCGCAATCTGCGCTGTTCACCACCGCCAAGCATCAAATATCCGAAAGCATCCCCGCAGTGGGAGTGTTCATTCTTCACGGGCGCGTCTTTAAAACGATCCTGGCCGGCGCCCATTGACACACGCTTGAAAAAATAGCCGCCACTTAAAGATTTTCGCAGCCTTAAACATTTTTTATTTACGATAAGTCCAGGTTTTCCGCCCACCAGCCGGTTCATAGGAGCAGCAGCAGCCTCTCTTCTTACATTGAAAGCGTTGCTATCCGTTGGTTGCGCCCTAAACCCAATTGATTTTAAGTGATCGAAGGCAGTAACCTCATAGATCTCGTCACGTTTGTTACCCGCTGGATCTCCCCAGATCTGAACCTCCGCTTTATCAAAGCTTGCAGCAATCTTGCCTATAAGCTCTTGTCCAAACCGCTCAAGCCCCATGTCAAACGTGACCAGCTCATCTAAGATCTTCCACGCACCGCCGGAAGTTCGTTGCCCAAAGATAGCGGCCGGTGTCAAACCAAAGTCAACGCCGATTTGAAGCGGGTATTGAGGATCATAAGTAACTTCTGCCGACATCATCTCATCATCATATTCCGGCCAGACCGGCCTGCCCTCTTGGACGAACGTGTACTTACCTTCAGCGTAGCAGCGAATCCAATCGGCATTTTTACCGCCAAGCATCTGCTGGTAATATCCATCCGGTAGATGTGTCTTATTCTCAGCAGACGGATTAACCATCCACCACTTGCCGCCAGAGAATACAAACCCGTTTGCCTCTGGGTTTTCAGGTAGATCCTTTGCCGGAACCTCTAACACGCCACCAGGTTGCCGGTGGAATGTCCAAGGAAACCGACCACCAATCTTATTTTTCTCAGCAAGCTCATGCCACCAGTGATCTGCATCAGGCGGGTTAGTATCCATGATAATGCCGTACCAGGACGCACCACCGTCTGATTTAGTGGGGTAACGGCCTACGCGGTGAGTAAGACCATCGATCACAGCTTTTGGCAGCTCCCTGGCCTCGTTTACCCAAGCGCCAGTTAGCTCCAACGACAGCAGCTTTCGCACATCTTGAGGCGTAGAAAGAGCCATGAAGATAACTTCGCAGTCAATTCCAGGCGCATTATCACGGGTGGGAAGCTTTAAATGGTGGGTTATTGGCGGTTGCCAGCGCATTGGCCCCCAAACATCTTCTGGAAACAACTCGCCCCAGGTCTTAATCGTAGTAGTTCGAAGCTCTGGATAGGTGTTTCGCACGATTACAAACCGTGAATACCTGATCCCGTCACGCGGAGAAGGCTTTTGCTGAACAGCTTTAAGCATTATTTCAGCAGCACAGCCGTATGACTTGCCAGATCCCACCGGCCCCATCAGGCCGCGAACAAAAGATTTATCGTGTAGGAATTTCCAAACCGTAGCAGACTTAGAAAAATCCAAGTTCATGCTTGGGAGATCAGACATTTTTGTATTTCTTCCATGCAAACAACGCACCCGCTGCAATACAAGTTACGCCGATCTTGCCAGCAATTTGCCCTTCGATATGCGCTAGTGATCCAAAGGCAAGATATAAGAATAAAACGCTATCTATGATTGATCCGACTACGCCGCTTGCAAGCACTCCCAGCTCGCGGCTGCGCTCTCTTATTTTGCTGTAAACTGCAAAGTCGGAAAGCTCTGAGACTAGAAATGCAACAATTGATGCCACCGCTATAAATGGGTCAGCCAATACAAATGACAGAAGACCACCAAAGCCTATTGCGGCCAGCGCCCAATATTTACCAAGCGTTTCATGTACGGCATCCCTTAACAAAAGCGCCAAGCCAACCATCAGTACGCCGCTTGGAGCCATTATGCCAAAGCCAACAGGTATTAAGCATGGTCCATCAGGCACACAAAATGTACCCACATTTCCAATCATGTAATTTGCTGCTGGAATAGTTGCCGCATAAGCCGCGACTGAAATATAACCTTTATTCATAATAATATTTCCTGTTCTGGTCTAATTTCCCACCGTGGCGGCGTTTGCATAGCGTCCCAACGGTCAGCCATTTGTATTGCAGTGTTTTGCGCCCTGTTGTGGTTCTGAGCAACATCAGTGCTGTCAACGGAAGCAAAGGGCCAATGCTTTCCGCTTAACTGCATTCCGCGCAACATATGGAGCGCCGGTAGCCTCCCAAACGTAGAGGCCACTGCATTCCACGCTTCGTCCATTCTAAAACACCAAGCGGCTGACAACACCGTAGTAAACTCTGCGGTTGATCCAACACAAACGCGAGGCCAGTTTTCACAAAGAGAAAGAAGTCTGTATACTGGTTCATCCATGTGCCATACTGGAGCGCCTCGCTTGCCGTGCGGCCATTCTCGAATTAAAGCATCTTGCTCCTGTGAACCACTGTCAATTACATCTGGTATAACGGCCCACGTTGTTGGGCAGTCTAACCACTTGTCCGTCCACTTGTAGTATTTTCCCCAATCTGTTTCTTTACCCGATTTCCACTTACTAAACGCCCCATTGTCCAACATAACGCTTTGCCCAATTTGGTGGCATCGAGCTACATCGTCTGGACGCATATGTGACACACAGAAGTGCCGCCCTGCCAAAGTTAGCAAGGCAGCTATCGGTGTTATTGGTGTGCCGTGGTAATGAATCATTCATCAGCCTCATATGTTGTAGTTGCTTCTGGACCCTTCATGTTGATACCAATGATCGAAGGCTTATCAACATTGCTTTCAACATCTAGCAGCCCACTAGCCTTAGCCAGCACACGCAGAACACTCACCTTGTCAAACAGCTCAATGGTTGTGCCGTACTGACCAACCGTAACCTTCTTAATCGCGGCTAATGCTTCAGATGGAATATCCTCAATTGGCTTAACCTGGCCAGTATGAAGATCAATTATGTCAGTCATACGGGCCGTACCCATCGCAATCAGCTCAGTGGCAACAGCTTCTTTGTTCTGGGCTAAAGTTTCCGAGCGGCCAATCCGGCGCTGCAACACGCGCGCACCACCAAACCGACCAACCGGCGGGATAGGTTTTATCTTATCCTCTTTTTTTCTAGCCATTAAAACGGAATTTCATCTTCTATTCCATCAGCAGGGGCAGGAGCCGGTGCATCTTTTTGCTGACGAGTACCATCATCCTCAAACAGCTTTAGCCAAACTTCACCCTCCTTATTAGGAAGAGGTAAACCCTCAAGCTTGATGCTGATCCCCTTGTCATTCTGAAAGGCAATGCCATGACGTAACCAAACCGGCTTATCCCGACCAGGTACTTCCTTCGCTTGCACAACACTAAATCGCTTTTTCATGCGTATCTCCTATACAACTTTACAGTAGCATTACGATATCGCATAGAAAACGATATTACAATAGACCCTCCGCAAGATCCCTAATAACATTAGGAAACTTATCAGTAGGTATCAAAGCAACCTGCTTACCATCACAGTAAACGCGTAAACCATCTGGAAATACCTCCCAGACAGTTACAGCATTCCCTAAATCTTCATGCATAAAAGAATTACTTCTTCTTCTTAGCCGACATCTTCTTCATTGCGGCCTTCTTTATCTTAGGGTCTTTCTTAGCCGCCATAGGTGGACGTCCAACCTTGCTTCCATAAGTTCCTTTACCAGATGGCATAGTTTATCCTTTCTTCATACGTGTCTTAGCAGACTGTTTAAAAGCTTTAGCAGTAGGCGCACCCTTAGATCCAGGCTTACGCATCTTCTCGTCACTGCCAGCAGCTATCCTTTTCTTCTTAGCGTGAATGTTAGCATATAATCCAGGTTTAGTTTTGGGCATAGGGAAGACCTTTCATGGTTTTTCCAAAAATAGTTCTGTGAGGGACTGTGTAGTAGTCGCGCGAGGGTGGGGGGGAAGGGGTGGTCTTTTCCAAATGTGGCAAAAGTGTGGCGCTCTTGTGCCTGTATGCGCCTCAACCACTATATGTTGTGTTTTTAATTTAACATAATACACATTATACTTCTTAGGTTGGCTTAACTCGATACAAGCTCGAACCATTGGTGCTGTAATCTCTTGGCTATGTAGGGTCACGCCGCTGCCTCTTCGTCATTGTGCGGCTCTCTCAGCAAGTCTACCGCCTGATTAGCCAGCATCTTGCCTGCTCTGGCTGCATTGTCATGCTTAATCCACCATCCTTGCGAAATTGCCCGTGCAAAGAACTCTGCTGTGAGACACTGAAAATCATCCATTAACATAGACAACCTTAGATCATCATCGCTGTTAGTCCCAGCTATCACCTGTTTGTGTTCTTGTTTAATCGTTCTTTCTTCTTCTGCAATCTCGATTTGATGTTTAGCCGATAGGCTCGATTTTATTGTGGCCTCTAGTTTAATGCTTGGCTCGTATACTATTCTGTTTGATGTGGACCTTTGTCCTCGAAAGAATGGTTTGCAGTACACCAGATACCCAAGCTTTCTAAGTTTAACTGCGTGATATGATATACCGCTTGCACCAACGCCCAGGGTTTCTGCAAGTCTGCCCTGGCTTACGAATGTTCTGCCCATCCTGTCGGCGTATGAGCAGTATGCAGCTAACACCCTGAATGTTGCTGCTGTTACTCTTGGATCTCCCAGCGCTCTGATTGGTACTACTGTGAAAGCTCGGAGATCTTTTGCTTTGAGTTGCTTGGGTCTCAATGTTTTAGCTCTGAGTATGCTTCGATTAGAGACTTGTTCAAACCTTCACGATATATATCAATCACACTCAGTGTGACGAAGTTTTTTTCTAACAGCCTATCTGATCCTGATCCTGTTATGTATGTCTCTGCCACTGCTTCGCCTGAGTTCATACGTCTTGCTGCTATTGCATCTGCATCGAATGCGGTTGGCTGCTTTGCTCCGATCTGCGCTGGTTTGTATGCGTCTGAGCATTTTTGTGCTGCTTTGACGAAATTGTAGGGCGTGGGCCATGATCTTGTTCTGTTGTTCTTGCGTACATCTTGAGACATCTTGCTTAGAACATGGCTCATTGCATCTTCATTTATATTGTCTGCAATCTCGCTGTTGATATCCTCGACCATGGCTGACATTTCGGTGGCTGCTCGTGCTGTCGTGTGGTTTGCCGGTACGTCATAGCTTTGAAGCTCTTGCTGTAACCATGCGCCAATCATTCGGGTTCGTTGCTCATACTTCATTGAATCATCTTTCTGTCGGTTGTTAGCGATCCGAGAATTGCCTGCATCTGCTGGTCACTTGTCATATCCTGCAATGAAGCCTCTTGCAGCTCATCATCCCATCGCTCTCCATTGAGCCAGGTTGCCAGGTGCGGCATGAATTTCTTATCTTGGTTTCCCCATGTTTTAACAAAAAGTGCTAGTGAGTGCTGGATCTGATCGATGGGAGCTTTCTTCATTGCTGTTGTTAGTGCTTTGCGAGCTGTACCCTTACCTACCTTCTTCGGATAGATCTTCCAGAGATCATCAAAAATGGACATATCTTTAGAGGTTATATTTCCAAGGTTATTACTTACAAGGTTCAGGGGTGGCAGATTCTGCCATGGGGGGCTAGCAGATTCTGCTAGGGGGGGTGGCAGATCCTGCCATGCCTGTTTTGTTAGGTTTAAGCGATATCCGTTGCTAGTTTGGCTTCCATTGCTGCGCTTTCGTTGCACTCTGGTAACTACTCCTGATTGCTCAAGAGTGTCTATGTGTCCTTGAACTGCGCGTTTTGACATCTCGCATTCTTCCGCAAGAGTGGAAAGGCTGGGGAAACAAGCTTCGGTCTCGCTGTTGTGATGGTCGGCTAACCAATAAAGCACGATCTTTGCCGGTGCTTTTAATCCCTTTTGCTGCATCGCCAGTGCTGTCATATAATGTGACATCGTTTTAACCCTTTTCTTTTGGGCAGGATCAGCCTATTCTGACCCTGCTGCATTGGTTGTTGGTTCTTTCAGTGTATCCTAGTCCTATCGCCCCTGCAAGAAATTGTGGGGGCGATCTCTTTACCAGGTAACTTCCGTAATTAGGCACGGATCTCCGTATGTCTTTACTACTCGCAGATCGTAAACCTGAGCATCATCCTCGAACACCACTCCATTAAATGAATCCAGAACGATCTTGGCAATGTTGTCGATATCCGGCTTGCCTGGATAGATCTTGTTTGCATTCGCCAGCGCCTTCTTTGCTTTGGTCCAGCTCTTCGGAATCTCGAACTGCGCCTTGATAACTACAATACACGGCAATGCTGTCGGCTCAAACTGATGCAGCATCATGTAATTCGATGCAGTCGCAGCCAGCCGATGCTCGAACTTGCGCGTTTTCTCTGGAGTGTAGACCCTGCCCATCCTGGTGAACCTGGGCCGACCCTTGCCGACTGGTTGACCTGGCAGCCATATGTAAGCTGCTGTCATATCCGGTTAAGCCAATCTTTAACGTCTGATGTATCGTCAGATTCGATCACCCCGACATCCTCCATTATCGCTTCCAAGCTGACCGATTGGTTTAAGCCCTCCGATATCAGATCGACCGCAAGCCTGCTTTGCGATATCCCTTGTTGATTCGAAGCGATATCGAGCCTGTTCTTCAATCCGACCGGCAGGCGCACGACCAGCGGCTTTTTGTCTTCATCCTTGTTCTGATACTTCATTTTCTTTCCTTTACTTTCAACAACTTGTTAAATAAATCCACATTTTGTTAATAAGTCTATTGACCTCATTGTGATATCACCTTATCTATTAGGAGTAAGTTAATCAAGAGAGGAACGAAAAAATGGCTATTGAATTTTTTGGTGCGCAAAATGGCGGTATTTATGTTGTTGTTAACGGCAATGGTGGCGCTGCGGGTTTTGCTAAGGAACCCGAAAAATTAGCTTCTTTCATGTGCAATCACGAATACCAAAATGCTTACTTCACTAGCAGCATGGATTTTGCCAGCGAGTACGGGTTTGCCAAAGACGGTGACGCCAAAGAAATGTTTTTCAAGGCGGAAGCAATCGCCAACAAATTCAAAAAAGAGGAAGCAGCATAATGATCCGGTTTTCGAATGCCCATGACCAAGAGAGCGGCCCAAACTGCGGCGTTACTGCTCTGTCTATGGTTGCTGGTATTTCTTTTGCTGAAGCTTGGAAGATATGCAAAGGCGTTAGCAGAACTAAAAGATTCAGGGGCGGGATGTACAACAGAGACATCACCGACAGCTTAAAGGCTGCAAATGTTAAAAGCACTAAGTTGCCACAATACAGAGGCAATACTGTTCAGAGATTTGTTGCTGCTGCTGACCCCGCCAAAACTTACTACATTGTTTCCACTGGTCACGCCCAAGTTAGCCACAACGGACAGGTTGCCGATCAAGGCGGCGTCAAGGACGTTGGCAAGTATTGGGGCAGGAGGAAAAAGATTCAATTTGTTTTGGAGATCATAGAAGATCAAGAAAACAACTGTGCCATGCAGGTCTTTGGCTTGCCATTGTTTGACTATAAAGGAGTAAACTAAAATGGCTTACATGAGTGAATGGGAAATTCAGCAAATGGCAGAAAGCGCTTTGACTTCTTACGAAATGACTGCTGATTGGAAATCTGCTGCCAACGCGGCTGTTGAGTTTGCAGTTGATGAATGGGAAATCAAAGCCACTCCAGCCCAGGCGGCAACTGCGGTTGCGATCGCGCAAACTGGATGGCAGGGAATAAAAATGAGCGTTCCCAAAATTAACTATCAACCTCAATATTAATCAGGAGAGAAGAAAATGGAAAAGAACATGACAAAAGCTTTCAAAGCGCTTGAGAAAATAGGTTGTCCAGTAATGGAAGGTTGGGAGGACTCTACTATGTTCGCTATTAACGCCGAAGAAAATTACAATCATTGCTGGGCTAATTACAATTGTATGGGAATCGACACCAACCCCAACTTGGATGATTTCGGAGTTAACCATAAGGTCAACAAGATCTTGGAGGCCAACGGTTGTTTCGCTGAGTGGATCAACCCTAGCGTTTTGGGTGTTTACCAAAATTGATTTTGCAGTGCGTCTTTCGAGGCGCATCACTAAATCAAAAGGAGAATGAAATGGCAATTAATAACACCAACATGGTTGATCGTATGGCAAGCATCGAAGAGCATTTACACTCTTACTTTGTTAGCTTCGAGAACTATCACAGCGAAAAGTATTGGAGGAAAGAGTTTGATAGCGTTGAGGATCTGGAAAGCTTTTTTGTGGACCACATCCTTTACATCAAGGGATACTCTTCAAAGGCAATCGGCACTGTGCTTTTGGTTTTTGAAAAACATTATGGATAGGATCGCTACAATGAAAGAATTTCTAAAAGATGGCTTGGGCGTAATGGCTCTGTTTTTTATACTTTATACTTTGCTGTTTTTTGGGGGTGCTTTGTAATGGGGGAGACAAATGTCTCCTGCCTGTTGCTGGTAGATTGTGCCGACTGCAACGGGGATGGAAAAGTTGAGGTGCAATTAGCTGCTGACAATTTCCGTGAAGACGATTGTGAAACGTGCCAGGGAACCGGCCTACTAAAAGGAGAAGATGAAAATGATTGACCAGGTGAACATAAAAAAGATGCACCACCGCGCGGCAGGAGACACCGAGATCGCGGCGGCGCACCAGGTGGCCAAGCGGGTTGCAGGCAGGAGACTGCAAACTTTGCAAGCGCTCTCAACCCTGCAGGGAGGATCAGGGGAGCAAATCGCACTTGCCGCCGAGCTATCTCTCTTTAGCATACGGCCTCGCCTAACGGAACTGCAAGAAATGGAATTGATTGAAGACACCGGCAAGCGAAAGAAAAACGTTTACGGCAACAACGAAATAATCTGGCATATAACAGAAAAAGGGGAACAATATGTACATTAAATTTGAAGAGATCCGCGAAATGGCTGACAACATTCGTCTTTACACGGAAGACGATCAAGACACGTTCCTTGATACGCTGGACGGTGAAACAGATGTAATGGATATTTTGGGCAAGCTCGTACAGGAACGCGCCGAATGTTCAGTCTACGAAGGGTCAGCTAAAGAGCTGGCGAAGATGTATAGTAACCGAGCCAAACGACTTTCCGCCAAACAAGAAGCGATCTCAATAACTATTGGTCAGCTAATGGATGCGGTAGGTGAAACAAAGATCCAGCACCCGCTTGCAACGATCAGTAGAACAAAGGCGCGTTGGTCTGTTAAGATAGTTGACCAGCACGACATTCCTTCACAGCTCACAACAGTTACAGTAAAACCGGATCTCGTAGCAATTAAGAAGCAAATGGATCAGGGCGAAACTGTTCCTGGTTGTGAAGTGAACCCAGGGCAACCGTCAATCACAGTGAGGATTAAATAATGAGTGAAGTATGGAGCAGATTATCTAAGCTAAATGTTAATGATGATAAGACGAAAAAAGGTAAGTTTGATTACCTTTCATGGGCAGACGCATGGAAATCAGTGCAGAATAATTCCGACAGCGCCTCGTACACAATGGATGAAGACATTGTTTACCCAGACACCACGCGGGAAGTTCGCTCCACTGTAACTATCGATGGCGTTAGCCATATGATGTGGCTTGCAGTAATGGACCACAATAACCGCGCGATAAAAAACCCAGACGCAGCAGCAATAAACAAAAGCCGGATGCGTTGCCTGGTCAAAACTATCGCCATGCATGGGATCGGCCTTTATATATATGCCGGTGAGGATCTTCCTGAGGTAGATCCTGCTAATTTGCTTGTTCTTAAAAACCACATTGGTAGCGAGATAGGATCATATGATCCGCAAGACTTCTCAAAGAACCTGGTAAATTTAATTGCTAAATATACCAAGCTCGAAACAACCAAGGCAGGGGAGGCAGTATTGCCGCGACAGAGAATGACTTATTTGAGAGAGCTGCTTGAGCAAAACCAAACGTCAATTGACGAACTAAGCGATGCTTTCAAAGAGCAGATCGATAGCCGTTACAAGAAGTGCCTCAAGATCCTTGGCGCACAGGTTGAAAAATAATGCTTGAAGCCTGGGGAGAAATGACACTGCGGCATAAGAAAGAACGGATTGAGCTGGTGCAATCGTTAGCCCAATCACGTTTTACGCAGACAGAAGCGGCAAAAGTGCTGGAGACAACACTAAGCAACCTTAACACTTTTGTTAAACGAAACGATATCGAATGGATCTATATTAGAAAGGGCAAAAAAACAAAATGAATGGGGAAAGATTAATTGCTTTAGTTCAGGCTGCGGAGCGTGGTCTAAGCAGAGTACAAGCGGCGGAAATGTGTGACATTCCCTACAAGACTGTCTTACAATATTCTAAACAATATAAATTGAATTTTGCTTGCGGCAGGAGAATGGCACATGAGCGATTTAAAAAAGAAAAGTTGGAACGAGAACGCAACAGCAGCAATCAAGCGGAGCCACAGGTTAATGGATTTGATGGTCTCACAGGCGAAGAGCTTGAACCGAGACAACTTAAAACAGCAGCTAGAGGAATTGAAGGCACTACTCCAAATAGTAGAGCGACACTAGATCGCTGGAAAAATATCTTAATGGCAAGCGCAAAATCAGCAAGCGAAAGACGGGAACTAATCTGGGGATACAAAGTGTTTGCCTACGAGATTGATATGATCCGCAAAAAGGAACGCCCACCATTTCCAGCAAGGCCCAGAAACAACGATGAAGAAAATTTGACATGGCAAAAGAGGGAAAGAAACAACCGCAGGGATAGGATCATCCAAGCTTTTGATGGAAAACCTCGAACAGCCAGCGAGATTTCAGAATACACCGGCTTCGATCTCAGATCAACAAGCCTATTTATGCACAATATGTATCGTGAAGGTAAGGTAGATAGGAAAATGATCCCAAACTCAGACAATAAAAATAAAGTATATCTTTATTCTGAGGCTTAGTAATCGTGTGGGTGGCAGCTCATTAAGCTATCTTAATTGCAAGATTACACCACCCACACAAACTTTATACTACAAGTTCAAAATGAGGGCCATCTATAAATGGCCTTCTACCCTGAGACCTTCGCAAATCAATGTAACTATTCATAGCATCTTCCATGTTACCTTCGCTAAACTGTGCGATGTTAGGTACAGACCAGGCTGCACCCCATACAATTGGAACATCAACTTCACGAGCAGCCTCTGACATAGCATCCGCGATCTCGTCATAGAGGTTCAGCTCCCACCGGCCACCATCAACATAAGCCATAAGATCCACAGCCAAACCGTCTATGTGCTTAGACTTCATGGTCTGACTTGCGCCCTTGGCAACCAAAACCTTTTGCTCTTCTATCGTTCGCATTCCGCAAATCACAGAAAAGTCCTGTTTGGTCACACTGATTGCGTATTTAACAACAGCAATCATGCGCTCATCAATACCTTCAAGCTTAGATACACTACCTTTGCCTAGTTTATACGTCATTGTTTTAATCCTTTCATTGTACGAATCCCAAAGCTAGCGGCTATTGAAGCGTACATTGCCCAGCTAAACCAGCTTGGGGCTGCCTGTAAATTAATAAAGCCTTGCTCCATATATGGCTGAAGGCCAGGAATAAAGCTACCTAACACTATAAATATAAAGCATAAAGTCCAAGCCTCATCCTTCCAAGAATCTTTGCTTGCCTCAATGGCTGACTGCTCCCAGCTTATTTCACCAGTAGCAATCTTCATTTTAGTTTGAGCTTCTGCTTTTTTTACAGCAGTCTTACCGTCTATATAACTAGTAGCTAAACCAGCTACGCTATTTATAATGGCTAACATTACTTACCTCCAATCTTAGAAAACCCAAAGAATGCGCCCACCAATGCAGACACAGATACAAAATATACACCAGCGATAGAAGACAACGATTTAGTAGCCTGTTCCAATCCCAAGAAGGAACAGAGAATAATAGCCAGAGGGTACATGAGCATACCTGAGAGGGCGAACCATGTCATTCTGCGCTGTGCGTCCCGCATTGCATCAGCATCATCTAGCACACGCCTCCTGTCCTCTAAGGCTAGCGCGTCCCATTCAGTTTTACTTACACTTCCGCTTCCGTCTAAATCAGCTTTTTCAAACTCAGTCATAATGGTTTCTCCAACTCGTCAATAGCACCCCAAGTGCTGTCAATATCTGCTTGTAAATCATTAAGCTTCTGGTCAATGCCGTTAGTAATTAGCTCCGCTCGTTCGACTTTTGATTTAAGTTCTATCAGTGTTCGCTGTTGCTCTAAGATGTTGGTCATTTGCGTGCTGATTGTAGTCAGTTGTGTGTTTAAGCCAGCAACATTGTTCTGGTTTAATGTCTGCTCTATAGTTTGTATTCGAGAGGTCGCATTAAGAACTTCAATCACAGATTCCTCTAACCCATTGAATCGAGAAATTGCATCGTAAGCATAATAAACGCCACCACTAAGCCCAGATATGAAAGGCAAAGCAGCAGCAATATACCACCCTCTAAAGACAAATCCGCCAGCTTTGATTTCAATGTCATCCACTTAATCACCTGTGTAAAGCGTTTGAGCATGGTCATATAAATCCTCCGCCGATGTGTCATTGCCACTGGTGTACTGTGTCCATCCAGTTCCTTCGCCCTGAGCGCCCCATGTAATGACGTACTCATTAGTATCAAACTCAAAAGATACAGCGGTATACTCACCTATAGAAATATTATTTGTATTTGCGTAAGTATCAATGCTTGATGTTAAAGCAGCATTCTGGCTAGCAGCAAAGAAAGCACCTGACAATTGAGCCATTCCGCTTACGGCGCTTAGTGCCTGGTTATATGTGTCAACGTCAGCTTGCGTCACTTCAATGTTACTGAGAACAGTCTGCAACGCCAGCCCTTCTGGTCTAGTGTCAGCAGTAGCAGCCATCTCAGCGACCACAGAGGTAGACATAAGCGCGGCACTTGCATCAGACAGTTCATCAACGCTCATACCTAGTTCAAGCATCGCGCTCTCATATTCAGCAGTAAATAATTCAGATGCTGTTTCAGCCACAGAGAAATCCATTGCTAAGACCAGAGCGACAGAAGTTTGATAGTTATGCAACATGGCGCTTGTAACTAAAGCTTCTGCCAAGCTTTCGTCAGCAACAATCTGGCCTTGGCTTGCAAGATCAGTGGCAGCGTAAGCCAAAACAGCAGCTAGGGAAACTTGCTGTTCAATTATTGACGCGGCTGCTTGCAGCCCCTGTACTTCCAGCGTCTGTTGCGCTCTTAGCCCTGAACCTGTCAGACAAAGAAGGGCCGTTATTACTTTTATTAATTTCAACATCAGGTAACTCCTTGATATCCATTCGGAGAAAAACATTCCAAAACGCTAAGTCATTGCTGTAACCTACTACATATATTAATGGATTCCTACGCATGGTTTCATACGCTGGCCTTCCAGTTAGAATACGTCCAGTTGTAATATCATATATAGGGCATGGGGTTGAAGACATAGCCATTGCCTTGAACACGCTAGGCGAAGCGCACATTACTGACAGACCAGAAATCTGTAGGCCGAGGCCATGTGGCTGTGGCTGTCCCATTAGCCGCGCATCCTTGCGCCGATTGCACTCAGGATCTTGCTCCATATTGCCAGTTGCAAACCCAAATAGTGAAACCTGAACCCCGCT